TGGTATCAAAGAACACACTAGAAACATCTAAAAGACTATTAGAATCTAATGTGATATCCCCTGACATAGTTCCCCCTGAAAGAGGAAGGTAATCACCACTCACACCACCTCCACCAGTACCCCAATCAGCACTGTTAGAATTTACAGTAGTGTATACGGAATTCCATTTTTCAGGTGTGTAAGGAACTGTAACACCATAATCACTTGCAGATTCAATGGTGTACTGAATTTCTACAGTAGTTACCCATTTATTTTCAACCGTGTCATACGTTTTAAAGGTTGTAACATATCTACTCTTTAAAACGGTATAACCGTCATCAGTTGGAAAAAGGTTATTCTGATAAAGCTTTTTAATGTTGTAAGCGAGTTCTAACGATTCTGAAGAAGTGTTTGAAAATGATTTGAAATCTACAGACACTACGTCTAATGTTGAACAGAATGTTTCCTCACTAGAACCTGCTGAATTTTCAAAGGTTATAATGGGATAAGGTGTTGCAGGGGGTGCTTCATCTGCATAAATGAATGGGACTTCAGCCCTTAAAGCTGATGCAACTGCTGTTTGAGTTGTATTATATGTGTAAACTATTCCTTCGTTTAATTGTTGTAACATGTTTAAATTTTCCTATTTTTCCTTATAAACGCTTTAAGATTTTTAGCAGCAGGTCTCAAATATGGTTGAGCTTCTTGCAATTTGGTACCAAACTCTACAAACTTCGCATATTCAACATCAGTTCCAATCTTATAAACTATCTCATCACCATTAGAATCTGTATCATCTTTAACAATACTTATAGAATTTTGAAGTTTTCCAGTGTCAACAGGGCAATATTTTTGTGCATTGGACTTCATATCCTTTGCAACTTTACCCACAAACTTTTCAATATCCTTTTTAAGGTTGGTAATACCTTGCTTATTTGTCTTAACCTTCATGATTATTTTCTAAGTACCGTATCAATTTCAAATCCGTATTTACTATGTTTGTTTACAACTAAAGTTACAGATACAATATCATAACATTGAGAATTGAAATCAATCCAACCCGCTTCTTCAACATTTGAAGTGGTTAAATCTAATGGACATTCAACCCAAAACCTATGAGAAGCTATTGTACCCTCCCTACCTTGTTGAGTGTTTTCAAACCTGTTCAACTGTCTTCCAACGAATGGAAGGGTTATAAGGGGTATCTTCTGTTCTACACGTCCACCTGTAGCATCCTGTGTGAATCGTGTTTCATAGATTACTCCAGTACCTTTTAGAAGTGCTTTCATGATTTAAGCTCTCCCAAATACTACACCCTGTGGAATAATTCCAATGTATCGTAATGCTTCTGGATATAGAAAGGTTTTAGGTAATGCTGTTACAAAGTTTTTGGAAGGTTCTGATTTTCCTTCAGCAGCATTCATAATTGCCATAGGACCTGATGAAATTCTGTAACGTTCAGCATTTTCCAACATGAATAAAGATTGCACATATACGAAGCCGTTGAAGTCGTACACAGTATTTGTGTCAGTATTCACGTTATCTGCAACAGTTTGAAGTGCTGTACCTGTGTTGTGTTCTATGGCAGTTTTAGCCTCTGCAAGGGCGTTAGTCTTTTCATTATCACTGAAAACATCCCAATCATTATTATAAAGATTTGAATCAAAGAATGCATCAGCGGCTGAAAGTGTTAGGTTTAGAGCGTACATAATATTTTATTTCCTTTCTTATATTTAGTAAAAGAATGTATACTATTGATAAGTTTCCCCTTTTAAAAATAAAAAAAACCTCCACCCTTTAAGATGGAGGTCAAATAGATTACTATTTTTTAAGCTCAGACAGTGTTTGCGAGAACGCTGATAACTTTGTCTGCAAGGTAGACTTTAGATCCACCAAGTGCGCGAGCTTTCACACGATATCCGAATGCATTTGCATCAGGGTCACGGAGGATTTCAACGTCCTCAGGATTGATCTGAACAACAGCAGCGATACCGTAGCCTTCAACACCAGCCATGCAGTTGTAAGAACTCACAGAAGCAGCAGCAGTGTTGTTAGAAAGATAGACTTTCACACCACGAGCCATTTCAACGAACCCATCTTTAGCAACGCTGTCACCCCAAGAGGTGGAACGATCACTAAGAGCCGCACGAATTGCACCTTTAACCAACGCAGGAACGATGATATAACGTCCTTCATCAGGTAGATCAAGTGCATCCATCTGAGCAGCAACGTCATCAAGCATGTCCGTCACATTAGCAGGAGCATAACCAGCACCACCGTTATTAAGAACAGTTGAGGCACCAGAAACCTTCGAAAGAATCGAAGCGTCCCATGCTTTGCGAAGAATACGACCTGCTTCTTTAGCTCCTTTAGAAACCCAATCTTGTCCAGTCTTGATGATGTCACGGTCCCCAACTTTGAACGCCACAGTTTTGTCAAAGTCAACAGTCATCAAAATACCGTCAGCCGAAAGAGTTTGGTAAGTAGCAGAAGCGGTGTCCTGTGCTACCATCGAATCTGCAAGAACAGGAATTCGAATCGATTGTCCAACGAATTGAAGTTCGTCAGTGGTGGAAGTGTCTGCCACACTATAAGCTGGAGTACTACCTTCGAGTTCTCCGAATACTTGGTCCGCGAATAAAACGCGATCTAAATCATTAAATGTTGCCATAATATTTTTTTCCTTTATTATCTTATAATCTAAAATATTTCCAACGTGAAAATATTGTCATTAGTGTTTCAATTGTATCGATACATCCTATTACGGTCGGAAAAAACCTAACGACAATGTTTACGAGTTTGCCTTCTCTAGAACTATTTACAAAAAAAGACCCGTAAAAGGGTCTAATTTGTTTAAGTTTTTATTTTTAACCTTAATCTCTTAATGAATTTACAACTTCTTTTGGAACTTGTGCGCGTTCTTCACGACTCATTGCCAAATATTGTTCAGCCGTTATATCAGTTGTAACAGTAACTTCGGTATCTGCTCCAACGGTTTTCTCTTGACTTCCACCACTTGTAGGGGTTTTGGCAAGGATCAAACTCTTATAATTGTTTGTAAATGCTTGTTTAGCTTTATGAATAGCACTCACATCATCAAGGTTAACCCCTTCAAAGGCTTTGTTAATGGAATAATCTTTAACATCCTGAGGAATTCCTTCTGCAAATGGGATATCATTAGTAAGACTTTGAACTTGGATACGACGATTCAATTGTTCAAATTGCTTTTCTTGTGCTGAAAGTTTTGCTTGATAATCTTCCAAGGCTACAGATTTTTCCTGTAATTCTTGTTTGAACCGATCTTCATTTGAAAGTTTTGCAAGTTCTGCTTGCTTTTCACTTTGCTTAATCTCATCTAATTGTGATTGTAAAGATTCAAATTGATCCTTAACACTTTTCTTTTCTTTAAGGATTCTTCCTGCGGTTGCTTTCTCGGCCTCATATAGGGCTTTATAATCTACAACTTCTTCTACTGCTTCTACTGCTTCACTCATAATTTTGTTTCCTTTGTCGGTATTATTACCATTAACACCAGTTTAAAACGGCACTGGCGAGCCTTGTAAAGTTATTTATACAAAAATGTAGTAATTATTCTGAATTATTTTTAGAAATCTTCAGAATCTTGTAATCTTTTGATTCTAGATGCACCTACAGGTGTTCCAAGTTTTTTCAAACGTAAGGAAATGGTCTGAGGGTTTTTATCTTTCCAATCTTTGAATTGGGTTATAAGATCTTTATCAGTTTGTGTAAGGGTTTTAAAATTTGGATTATAATCACCAGTAAGTTTACCCTTCTTTGCCTCTGAAATATGTCTACAATGTTCTTCTGTTTTTTGTTTACCCTTGTGATATTTAGAAATTTTCTCGGCTCTCATTCTAATAACTTCTGGCGACATTACATCTGTATGTTTTTTACTATACATACCATTATTTTTTCCACCATTTGTAATTTTCAATTTTAATCTTACTTCTGGTTTTTTTGATCCGTTGTTGATACTACACTTTCTTTTGGTTTCTTCTGTGTGAGTCCTACCTAAAAAACTTGGAGGTTGTCCACCTATAAGCATATTATAACAATTAGGATTATCAACCTCTTCTTGAGTGACTGCAAGCTCTTCCAACTCCTGTAACTCTTCTACGCTATCACCATAACAAAGGATTTTACGTGTAAAGGTTTCTTTGCCATACTTTGCAATAGCCTGTTTAAATATCTTACCACTACCTAAGTAACCATCATCTAAATCATCAGTGCAATGCAAACCCCTATAAAATTTACCATTAATGGTATTAGTTGTTTCGTATATGATGTAATGTTTGTATACCATAGAGAGATATTAACACAATTATTCTGAGGTTGCAACCACTGGAGTGATGTCAGAGTTATAATCTACAGTCCAAGGCGTAAAGTCTGGGTCCATAGCATTAGAAATTTCTACTGCTTGGTTTTCACCATTCTCTAATAGTCTTGAACGTTCATTAACTAACGACTGAATTGAAATCAAATCATAAGCTTTTGAAAGTCCTGACACATTAAGATTGCTTTCACGGGCTGAAAGTAGGATTCCAGATTGTTCCATTAAGTTCTTTGTAACAATTGTAATCTCATCTCTAACTTGTGATAGACCTGTAGGCATTTGAGCAACGTGAGGAGATTCACCCTCTGCTAACACCATTGGACGTTTTGTACCTGTAGCCATTTTAAACGCTGCTTCAGTTGCAGCACCTTCATCAAATGTAGGGATGTCAGCACTTCCATTGTTAAAAGCCATAGAAGAGTTTAAAGTGAATTTTGAGAGTTGTTCTTGATATAAACGATTCAAAGTGTTTTCACTAATGAACTGTTGAGGGAATGCTACATCAAGAAAGATCTGTTTATTAGAGCTTTCAAGGTCAAGAATATTCTTATTAATACTTTCAAAGATATCAAAGTTATGAGACTTCACACTAGGAGTACCAATCAAAACGAATGGAACCTGATTGAAACCAGTGTTAATTGTTTGAACATCATAACGGGTTTTCTTTCTCTTATCCTTTGAAATTTGGAATTTGATAATCGTTACCTTACCCTTTTCCCAAAGTCTACGAACTTTAATCTTGTTGGTAGGTTGTAAAGGATTAGAATTATCATAGATATAATCTTCTTCAAGAACCCAATTAACATCATTACGACTTAAATCCCAATCAACCACCTTAAAAGGGCTTAGAGAAGTCCAGAAGGGTCTTATACCTAATTCATCCTTCTGAGCCAATGTAAGCGATTGGGTGGCGTTTGCTGGCATGTCTACCTTAATCCATCCCCATCCAGCGATTGTAAGGTTAGAATTGACTTCCCTCATGATAACATCTACCGAGTCATGGTTACCATTAATATTGTTTATAATGGCAGGATCTCCTCCAACACGTTCAGGATCGTTAAAGAATGTAAAGTTGTTTGTTTCAGTTACGATAGTATTCAAATAATTGATAAGAGGTGTATACTGTACACGACCTTCAACTCTTTGACCATCAAACCTTACACCACCATTGAAATCTAATTTGGTTTCATTGGGAAATATTGTAAGTCTTTTCTTCAAATATGCTTTGAAATTTTCAACTCCTAAGAAGTTGAGGGATAATTGTTCTTTACGGGCTGTAAGTGTTTGGTTTTCTCTTGTAGCTAAAAATTCTGATGTAGTAGTCATAAATTGCTTCCTATTTCTTATATTTATAAATCAATGGTGATATTCATGGTAGTATCCTGAAACTATCTTAAAACTATCTTAAAGCTATCTCAAAGTATTCCATTTTAAACCATACACCTATAATCTTCCAACTTTTCCATCCTTTTAACATTGAAATAGTCTCCCGTTAACCCTTTATAAGCTTCTTCCAATTGAAAATACTTGTCAACATAGTTAAACTTATCAGAGGTAACATCGTTTCGATGGAGTACAAACCAATTATAAATGGTCTTATGATTAGCTTGTAAGAACTCTTCCAAGGCCCAAGGTGCTGTATGTGCTGAAATAACAACAGAAAAGTTATGATGGTCTGGACATAATGCAACCCCATTCAAAAGTTCCCAACGATATTTCAAGACTTTACGGCTTATAAGGTGGTGAGCATTCAAATAAGAAGTTCTACTACATACTATACACTTGTCGTTGAAACCTTTCTTAACTGATGCAGCCCAAACTTGATCACAATAATTTTTAACGGTTGTCTTTTTTAATGGTTTGGGTTTCATTGTTATCCTATTTTCATTTCTGATAGAGAGTTGATACCTAATGTGATGGCGTCAACATCATCATCATGTTGAACCACTGGAAACTTTTCTAAGTTTGTCAGAACTTCATTAGCCTTTTGAAAGTTATAATACATTATTCTACCAGCTTCTGCCAGTTGTGAAGCTATTCTACTTCTTTTAACTTTAGACTTAGTACTTGGTATACCTTTGAAATCTATTCCAACAAACATTTCTTTACTAAGTGTGTCAATTTCTCTTCTACTAGCAGACCCAGGCTCTGTTTCCATCCTTACAATTAATCGTAATCCGTTCTGTGCTGCAATCTGTCTAGCCTTATTAAGGGATTGTTGAATGAACTTCTTTGTATCAGCAGGGTTACCACGGAACTTATTAACATCATGAATGAAGTAATTGGGACCATTCTTCTGAATGAATGCAGCCGCTGAAAAGTCTGGATCAGGGTTCTTAGTGGTAGGAGCAGTTGAAGCCAAATCAAAGGATAAACATAATGCACCCGCTAGAATGGGTTTATTGATTAGAATGAACCAATCCTTTTTAAAGATGTTCCCACTGGTATAAGAGGTGTTCCAATCTCCAAATAACAATTGCTGACGCTCAACAAATGGAAGGGATTGTAACATTTGCTCATATTTAGGATTAGCTTTCAAAAGAATCTTATTGTCAGAAAGTTTTCCTGGGATGAAGGTGAATGATAGGGGGTGTAAATCGTCTTGATCATCTTTGAACTCTATTGAAGAGTCTTCATCCGTACCTCCAAATCCTAAATATTTGGTTCTTCCACATACTTCCTCAATAGGAAATTGTGTGGCCTCGTCCAAATAAGGTAGAACAAGGTTTTTAACCCAACCTGTATCAGGGTTGCAAGTTGCTCTGGCGTAAGGGTTTATAGATTGATTTCTCAATCTTGACAACAGGTAGGAGAATTGTGACTCTGTGAAATGTGTTAATTCGTCAAACCCTATGAAACTATATTGGGCACCCTGATGGGCTAAACGGTGTTCCTCTGATTGTAAATGTGAGAACGCAATGGTTGCACCACTTGGAAAGGTGAAAGTCATTCTAGTATCATTACAAGTGGCTCCAAGTTGGTTGTAAAGGATCTTAGCCTCATTATAGATACTACCAGCACTTCTAAGCATTGGAGAGGTTCTACGGAATATAACGGCCTTATGATCGGGATTGTTAACGTGTCTAAGGGCTTCCAACAATAATGAATAGGATTTAGCTGAACCAGCAGCACCACCATAAAGGACTACATCGTGAGATGAAGATAGAAAATTGGTCTGACCACCAGCTTGAGGGGATATTACTTGTGTCATTATGCTTCCTCGTTAGACTCTTTGGTTGGCAATTCAACTACAGTGTCCGTATTCGATGGTAAAACTATTTGTACTTGCGTTTGACTTGGGAGTTCAACGACTACTTTGTCTGCAAGTTCAGCCTCTTCAGTAAGGTCCATTTTAACCCTAGCATGTAATGCAAGAATCTTATCGTGAGAAGCTACCAACGATTGTAAGGCTCTAAGACGGATGTTATCATCTTCATGGGTTCTACCTATTGCGGATAAGATGGTTAAAACTTCTTCTCGTTTAGCCACTAAATGATTTGCAGAGGCTTTTACAACTCTCATTTCCATTTGTTTAACTAAATCTTCTACTGATGCTTTCCAATGATAGTAAGCACTATCAACTTTTAAACCTGATTCTATACAAGCGTCTTTAATAGTCATGCCATTACAAATATTTTCGGCCATGCGTATTTTTTTCTTTCTGAGTGCAACGTGTCCTAAGTTTCTAACTTTTTTTATCGTCATAATTTTGTGTTCCATTATCGGTATTATTACCATATCACTGATTTAAATCGGCATCAGCAGTAGCCATATATCATTATTTATACAAAATTGTAACATTATAATGATTATGAGACAAAAAAACCCACTACAAATGGATGTAATGGGTGAAAAAGTCTTGAGAACCTCCACGAAAGAGAGACTTTCAAATAATTATAAAAGAGTTGACATAATTGGAAGGGTGTGGTATAAATAACTACATGCAGGAGTTGTTTGCCTGTTGTTCATTTCAAATCCTTGAAACCCTTACACATATTCTTTGTGTAAGGGTTTTTTTATTGGTAGGAATCTTGTAACCTTTTGATTCTTGATTTACCTATTATAACGTTTTGCTTCTTCAAACGATTGTAAATTGTTTTTGGGTTTTTATCTTTCCAATCTGGGAACTGCATAATAAGATCTTTATCAGCTTGTGAAAGGGGTTTGAAATTTGGATGGTTTTGGCCTTTTAAAGACTCTGACATCTTTTTAAGGGTTTCTTTTGAATGTGTTCTACCATAGTTAGGATTGTTTTCACCCTTCTTAACCTCCGACATCTTTTTAAGGGTTTCTTTTGAATGGGTTTTACCAAAGTTATGACTCTTTTTACCTTTATGAGCCTCTGACATCCTTTTACGGGTTTCTTTTGAAACTGTTTTACCTTTATGGATCACTGATGATGCCTTAGCCTGTTTTCTACGTATCCACCCATAAGATTTGTTATTAGGTCTTGTACCCCCCATCATGTTAGCAGCGTGTATAAGTTTATGATTGTTAGGATAGATCTTAACCAGTAACTGATGAATGACATAATGCTCTTCAGCCGTTAAAGCTATCAAATTCTCATTTGAATCTTCTCCACCCATACAACGGGGTATAATGTGGTGAAGCTCCTTGTAGCCCCTTAGAATGCGATTAGAAGCCCTT